ACGCAACTTAGTCACTATACCCTTCGTACGTGTGACATATGTGGCAGTGTACGCGCCCTTGAACGTTGGTGCACGAATCAACTTTCGCAAGTCTCTTTTCGTCTCCCAACTGTGGACTTCAAAGAAGGCCAAATCGCGTTCCTTCACGCGGAAGATGTCGACTTGTCGCAACTTGAAGGTCACGTTAGTTGATGCTCCTTGCATGTGGGGCACAACGGAGAGCGTCACCTCAAGATCTCCTTCTGCAAACAATGTGTGGTTGTTGGTCATCCACAAATGCCCACATGGACTGAAAGTGTTACCCTCGCGGGCCATGATTCCATTGGACACCTTGATGCGAGCAGTGTTGCGTTCAACCACCTTGGTGATTTGATCAAACGTCAAGCTCGCGAACGATGCGCTCATTTCAGAGCGATCAATCGAAGATGTCTGGTAATCATCGCGCTTCCACACGTTGACTCGCTCAGACTTGTCAAAGTGGGCGTCATCCACTGACTGTCGAAGTCCTTGCACGGCTGGAACACGCGCCGTGATTGACTTATAGAGTCCGTATGTTGTGATCATCGTGGTGGCGGCCACCAAACCTCCAATCACGAGCTTCCAACGACGACTCATGTAGCAAGACTGCAGAGTGTCAGCCATCCAAGTGTAGTACTCACTGCGTTCAGAGGAGTACCAGCGGAAACCGCGAAGCAGTAGGTTCCGTGCAATGGACCACTCCATCACGGCCCCTGTGACACGGCGCACAAACTTGGACTTCACATAAGCTTGCAGATACACATCGGCACACCAGTGAATCGCACGCATCATTCGAGAAGTGTTCTTGCGTCCCTGGATGCGCAGGATCTCGCCCAGGATGTCGGCCATATCAGAGTCCGAACTCTGAATAATGACATTTGCATCCTGAACCACCTTCACAGGAGAGGCCTTACGACTGAGGACTTCATCACCTCGACTGACCGTTGTTGTCATCATGTAGTTACAGTCACCACTCACATGAGGCTGGAACTCGTAGAACCACACTTGACCATCGGCTTCAACGGAACGTGTGAAACTCTCGCCCACGCTGTATCCTTGAGCCACTTGGTACTCACGAGCCTGAAGGCCGTAATCTTTCACCATCGAGCACACACACTTGTGTTCGAGCTGGCAACACACACGGCACAAGTTGAAGTCTTGCATCGCTAGGATACCAGCTCCAGCACGCGCCTGAATGCTCTCAAACGAGCGCATAGTGGCACCCAACCACTCGAAAAATCGATCAGTCTCTGTGAAAGTCTGAACTTCTTCGTAGGTGGCTTGTGAATCACTTGTTGCTACCACGCGCTCAACACGAATGGTCCAAAAGTTTGGCCACTCATCGGTGATCATGGGAAGCTTGGCTGGATCAATCATCTCGGGATCATCATCGCGCGCGTACTTGCCCTTTGGACGCACATCCAGCACGAATGGGAATCGACGCTGAACGGCAATCGGACAAGCAAAGTATGCGTGAGCATTGAGGTGGCGCGTGTTGGTGGTTGCGACAACCATCTTAGCTCGTAGCGGGTTGCGTCCCTTATCTTCAAGACTGGCTTGGTTGGGAACGAGGGGCACATCATTCATAATCTGGATGACTTCGGTGAGTGAGTTGTCAACCACCTTGCTGTTGGGATCGCCGAAGGCGATATCATCAAGGAGCAAAAACCACTTCATCGAATCCCAGCCGGACCAGAAGTCATCACACGTGTTGCGCGTGTAACGATACTCGTCAGTCGTTGGGAGATCCCAAAATTTGCCTGCGAACTGGTAGAGCATGCTGGTGAAGGTTGACTTACCAACACATGTCTTGCCAAACACTAGGAGTCCAAACGGAGGGCGGCGTGATTTCTGTGCTTCGCGAAACGTCGAAAGTTCAGCTTGCATCATCAGCATGTCATTGAGGAGCTTCTTGACTCCCATCA